CTGTTCGTTATAACACAACATCTGACCAAAGATTAAAAGAAAATATTGTTGATGCACCTTCTGCAATTGACTTAATTAATTCAGTTAAAATTAGAAGCTTTGATTGGAAAGAAACAGGTTTTCATGTTGATTACGGTGTTATTGCACAAGAGTTAAATGAAGTTGCTCCAGATGCAGTAAGTGAAGGTATTGATAATGAAGATGGAACAATTAAACAATCATGGGGTGTAGACACATCTGTTTTGGTTCCAGCACTTATAAAAGCAATCCAAGAACTAAAAGCAGAGTTAGACGAATTAAAAACAAAGGTAGGTAAATAATGCCACTCATACTTACAGGAACCTCATCAAGTACAACACTAGACTCTAGTGCTGGACTTACTTTTTCTGACAGTTCTAATCAAGCTGCAGCGGCTAGCCCTTTTGGATTAAAGAACAGAATCATTAATGGGGACATGGTGATTGATCAGAGAAATGCGGGGGCTAGTGTTAATGCTAACTCCGTAACAGCTCCGTATGTTACCGATAGATTTAATGTGAATGTTGGAGGTTCTTCGGCTGTAATAGCTTGTCAACAAGTATCCGATGCTCCAGCTAATTTTGTAAACTCATTAAGGCTTACAGTTTCAACTGTTGCAACACCAAGTTCAAGTCAATATTTATTTATTCGTCAAATTGTTGAGGGTTTTAACATTGCTGACTTAGGGTGGGGAACAGCAAACGCACGGACAGTTACTTTATCGTTTTGGGTAAAAGCATCAATTGCAGGGACTTATTCTGCTTTTGCAATTAACGGTGCCGAATCTAGGTCTTATGTAGCAACATTTACTGTAAGCGCAACAAACACCTGGGAATATAAAACAATCACTATTCCTGGTGATACAACAGGCACTTGGCTTACAAATAACTCTAATGGCATTCGTTTAGGTTTTGACCTTGGATCAGGTTCAGACCTTAATGGAACAGCAAACGCTTGGCAAGCTGGATGGAAACAGAGAACATCTGGCACAGTTAATTGGATAGGTACTTTAGGAGCAACAATTGCAGTCACAGGCGTTCAACTAGAACGAAACACAACAGCCACGCCTTTTGAGTGGATACCTTATGGTACGGAGTTAGCATTGTGTCAGAGGTATTTTCAAGCACAACTTATTGATATTGGTAATTCAGCCATATTATCTGGCAATGTAACTAATGCAGTTAATTATTTTGGAAGTAAAACATTACAAGTTGCTATGAGGGCAGCACCTACTCTTACATGGGGAACTCAATGGGGTGTTAATGGTTTTGCATCATCAGCTCCTACAGCAGATTGGCTTGGAGCAGATGGTTTTAGGTTTTACAAAGCAGCTAATTCAACCACTAATGGTGGATATATATTTCAAGCATGGTCTGCTTCAGCGGAGTTATAATTATGTATAAATTAATTAAAAACAATATTACAAATGAAATTAAAGTTGTATGCAGATTGGAAGACAACGCTTTTATCCCATTTGACCCAGCTAACACAGATTACCAACAATATTTAAAATGGTTAGACGAAGGCGGAGTTCCGCTTCCAGCAGACGAATAAGGAGAAAACAATGAGTCATTTTGCAAAAGTAGTAGACGGTAAAGTTACACAGGTCATCGTGGCTGAACCAGAATTTTTTGATACATTCGTAGATTCAAGTCCTGGTACTTGGATTCAAACAAGCTATAATACGCATGGTAATCAACACCCAGAAGGCAGACCTTTACGTGGAAATTACGCTGGAGTTGGTTTTTCTTACGATGCAATTAACGATGTATTCATAGCCCCTAAACCATACAATTCTTGGAACTTAAACGAAGATACATGGTTATGGGAAGCGCCCGTTGCAATGCCAGATGATGGTAAACTATATAACTGGGATGAAGCTACAACTAATTGGAAAGAAGTAACTTTAGGATAATACATGACAAACGCAGTCAATCTATCAGCACTAGGTTCTAACGGAGGAACATCAGTTTCTACGTGGACTACAGGAACTCGTCCAGCTTCGCCTTTAACAGGGCAGATGGGGTGGAATACTACATTAGGTGTCATGGAAGTTTATACAGGAACTGCTTGGGTTGTTGTAGGTGATCAAACAGCTTCATATTTCGTTGAATATCTTGTTGTTGCTGGTGGTGGTGGTGGTGGTTCTAGGCATGCTGGCGCTGGCGGAGCTGGAGGTTATTTATCAAGTTCAATTTCAGTTTCAATCACGACAAATTATTCAATTGTTGTTGGTGCTGGTGGTGCTGCTGGTATTGCAAATACTCAACGTGGCTCAAATGGTTCAAATTCTTCTGCATTCTCATCAACATCTATAGGTGGAGGTGGTGGTGGTCAGTTTTCCGAAGGTAATACAAGCCCATCCTTTATTAATGGGGCTAGTGGCGGCTCTGGTGGTGGAGGGTCTAACGGTCAAGGCGTAACAGCTAATGGCTCTGGTGGTTCTGGCACTTCAGGTCAAGGTAATTCTGGTGGTTCTGTAACATCAGGTGGTGGTCCTTGGGCTGCTGCTGGTGGTGGTGGTGCAAGTGCTGCTGGTGCATCAAACCCAAGCAATAGTGTTGGTGGTGCTGGTGGAGCAGGCTCCACATGGTTAGACGGAACAGCATATGCTGGTGGCGGTGGTGGAGGTGGAGGTTCAGGTGGTGGAACGCCAGGTGCTGGAGGAGCTGGAGGTGGGGGAGCTGGTGGAGCTGACTCTATCGGTGGAACGGCTGGAACAACTAATAGAGGCGGAGGAGGCGGAGGAGCTCGTGATGCAACAGGCGGTGCAGGAGGATCAGGTATAGTTATTATTCGCTACACTGGTGCTCAACGAGGCACAGGTGGTACAGTCACTTCAAGCGGTGGATACACATATCATACATTTACAGCTTCAGGTACATTTACAGCATAAGGATAAATCATGGCATTAACAACCGTACAAAATACAATGATAGGTACAAGTTCTAACGTCACAGTGTTAGCACCTACTGTACCTCTTTATGAAAATACAAGAACAGTGACAACAAGTTATACGATAACAGCAGGGTCTTCGGCAATGTCAGTCGGCCCACTTACGATAAATTCTTCTGTGGCAATAACTATCCCCAGCGGAAGCAAATGGGTTGTGCTGTGAGTACATCAGTTTATTGGTTGCATCATCCAGACCATACAGATATGTTTACCCAAGGTTATATTGGTATTACAAACAATCTAAATGCTAGGTTAAGAAACCATAAGAGCAAAAAATATAATGCCCATTTAAGAAATGCTATTACTAAGTATGGATGGGATAATATTATTAAAGAAGTCATACTGGTTGCTGATGAAGCATATTGCTTAATTATTGAAAAAACATTGAGATCTGCAGCAAACATAGGATGGAATATAATTGAAGGCGGTGGTAAGCCACCAATTACCAGATGGAATAAAGGATTATCTTGCTTACCACAAGTTATTGAAGCTGTTAAAAAAGCTAATACTGGAAGAGTCTTTACTGACGAACATAGAGCTAAATTATCAAAAAGTTTAAAAGGTCATAAAGTATCAGAGTTTACCAGAGAACGTATGCGTCAAATGGGTCTTAATAAACCATCTACAAAAGGTAAGCATTTTCCTATTGTTCAATGTCCTCATTGCAGTAAAATAGGCGGAATCATACCAATGAAAAGATGGCATATGGATAAATGTAAATTAAAAGGAATAGATAATGTCGTCAATTAGCATCGCAGGTGATACCTCTGGATCAGTAATACTACAAGCCCCAGCGGTAAGTGGAAGTACAACACTAACGCTACCTACAACGAGTGGTACAATAATAACTACAAATACAATTCCAGCGGGTCAAGTTATTCAAGTGGTTGCAATGAATACAACGACAGCAACTTCAACATCAGGAACTACATTAGTTAATACCACATTAACTGCATCTATTACACCATCTAGTACTGCCAATAGAATATTAGTTAAAGGCTCAATATGTGGTGCAAGAGCTGGTACAGGGGCAGGAGTAAGATTTTATTTGTTTGATGGTACGTCAAGTTATCCAATTGAAAATTATTTGGGATATCCATATGCAAATATATACTGTGCAACATCATTTACCTTTATATTTACTCCAGCAACTACATCATCTATTACTTACACAGTTAGAATAGCATCTCCGTTTGGAGGAACAGTATCTATTAGTGCTGAGGGCGAAACTAGCGGTATTGTTTTAATGGAGATAAAAGGATGATAACTAAACATTCAGCTATATATAAACTTTATCCTAACATAGTTACTATTCGTGGTAATGTTGCTTACGATAAAGACGAAAAAGAAGTAACCTATGACAACAATGCTGTAGAAGCTCTAGTAGCATCAGAAGCATACAAAGAAAAAAGAGCTAAAGAATACCCAGCTATCGCAGATCAACTAGATTATATTTATCATAACGGTATAGATGCTTGGAAAGAAGACATGATTGACCCCGTAAAAAATAAGTACCCAAAAGGATAAAACATGGCATCAATTAACGCAACAACAAGTTCAGGCATAGTAGCCACAGCGGATAACACAGGACAGCTTCAACTACAAAGTGCGGGTACGACTGTTATGACTATAACTTCTACAGGGGTAACAACTCAGGTAGGAGCTCCAGCGTTTAGTGCTTATGCTAATGCAGGGCAAGTGCTTTCATCAGGGGTACCAACTAAAGTATTATATGGTGTTGAAGAATTTGATACTAATAATAATTTTGCTTCTTCAAGATTTACGCCTACAGTGGCTGGTTATTATCAAATTAATGCCCAATCTCAGCCAAATGATGCATATACTGGGTCATGGATTGCAATTTATAAAAATGGTTCTCTTTATAAATATGGTAATTATTATTTAGGAGGCGCTACTTATGGCGGAGCTGTAGTTTCTTCTTTAGTTTATTTAAATGGTTCAACAGACTACGTTGAAATATATGTATTATTTAATGGAGGTCAAGCCATTGCTTCAGGACCACAATTTACATATTTTAACGGTTGCTTTTTAAGGAGTGCATAAATGAGCTTAATAGTAGACGGCACCACGGGAGTAACCTTTAACGACTCATCTCTACAAGGAGCTGCAGCGTCACCTTATGTGCTAAAGAATCGTATTATAAATGGGGATATGAGGATTGACCAAAGAAATGCTGGAGCTAGTGTTACTCCTGCTAATACTAACTATACACTTGATAGATGGATATTTTATTCAAGTCAATCTAGTAAATTAACAATTCAACAAAATGCAGGCGCAGTAACTCCACCAGCTGGGTTTAATTATTACGCTGGTATTACTTCTACTTCTGCTTTTTCTATTGCTGCTGGTGATTATTTTGCTTTTACTCAAAATATAGAAGGTTATAACATAGCAGATTTAGCTTGGGGAACTGCATCAGCTAAAACAATAACATTATCTTTTTGGGTAAGAAGTTCGCTAACAGGAACATTTGGTGGCGCTATAAAAAATCGCCCAGCCACTAGAGGTTATCCATTTACATATACTATTTCAGCAGCTAACACTTGGGAACAAAAATCAATTACTATTACTGGTGATACTACAGGAACTTGGGCTACTACAAATGGTGTAGGATTTGAATTAGATTTTGGTTTAGGTGTTGGTTCTACATTTTCAGGAACGGCAGGTGCTTGGGCTGCTGGTGATTATATTTCTGCTACAGGTGCGGTATCAGTAGTAGGCACTAATGGTGCTACATGGTATGTCACAGGTGTCCAACTAGAACAAAACACATCAGCAACACCATTTGAACGCAGACTTTATGGTCAAGAGTTTATTAACTGTCAAAGGTATTTTACTGTTTTAGGCGGATCAAATTATACTCCTATTGGAGTTGGTGCTTCAGTTTCATCAACAGGCTCTTATATTAATGTTCCATTTCCAGTTGCAATGAGATCAGCACCTACATTAGGTTCTTTTAGTAATTTAATTATTACTGATAGACAAACATATGATTTAACTGTTACTTCATTTTCAAGTGTTTATTTTGGTTTACAAGGGGCGCATATATTAGCAGTTCATAGTGGAAGCGCATCTGTAAATAGACCAGCTATGTTAAATGTTATAAGTTCTGGAACTGGATTCTTGCAATTTACTGCGGAGTTATAAAATGTATAAACAATGTATAAATTATGATGGAACAATTACACCTTGCATTATTCGTCTATCAGACAATTTTGTTATCCCATTTGCATCTGATAATACCGATTACCAAGCCTACCTAAAATGGCTTGACGAAGGCAATACGCCTCTACCTGCGGACGAATAATGTTTGGATACGCTGCCTTTGCTCAACCTACATTTGCTGGACTAGGCGGTAATTCGTTCGTACTTTCTTTAACTGAAGATATTGTTATGGCTGATACAAACAGCCAGATATTTGCGGCTACTGCATCAGTAACAGAGAATATTGTGATGGATGATATTGATGCTACAACAGGTGATTTCTTCGGGCTTATTAATGAATTTGTAGCAATGAACGATACTAATGCTGTTACAGCTCAGTTTGCATCAAGCATTACAGAAAATTCAGTATTAGCCGATACACCTACAATAGCAGCACAGTTCTCTGTAAGCAAGGCAGAGAATGTAGTTATGGACGATGTAAGAGATGTTTATTTTGCAGCTTTACAAAACCGTGTTGAGCCGTTTACAATGGATGATATCAGAAGCATAGCAGCCCAGTTTTTAGGCTCAGTAACAGAAAATAGTAACTTAGCAGATACACCAACAATCACTGCTCAGTTTGCACAAAGTGTAACTGAAAATATGACTATGGCTGATGCGGCAAGCATATTAGCTAACTTTGCAGTCAGTGATACAGAAAATATGACTATGGCGGATATAACAACCATTATCTCCGTCTTTACATTTAGCATTATAGAGAACCTAAACGCTGCTGATGCAAACTCTGTTATTACTAACTACTTTGTGTCATTAAATGAAAACTCTAATTTGGCTGACACTCCTAGCGTAGCAGCCCAATTCCAGGCTTCTATTATTGAAACATTTGCACTATTAGATTCCCAATTCCCTCGTGGATGGTTTAAAATAAACGATGACCAAGCTGTTACATGGGCAGCAATAAACAATGATAATTCAGTATCTTGGACTGAAATTAATAACAATGTACCTACTTCATGGACAGATATAAATAATACTCAATAAGGACATATCATGGCAAGCACCTATTCAAGTTCGTTAAAACTTACCCTCATTGGAGATGGTGAGCAGGCTGGTACCTGGGGATCAACTACCAATAATAATTTAAACTTAGTAGAACAAGCCGTTACAGGCGTAGATGGTATTGATCTTACTGGTCTTACAACCTACACGCTGACTAGTTTTAATGGAACTACAGATGAATCCAGAAATGCCGTATTGTTATTTACAGGCACCCCAGCATCTACAGTTACAATTACAGCTCCATTGCAAAACAAATTTTATATTATTAAGAACGGAACTGGACAAACAGTAACAATGTCAGCTTCTGGAGGAGCTATATCTTTATCAGTTCCATCTGGAGTTACTGCACAATGTTATTGTGATTCAACTAATCAATCTGGTACAGGTACTGGATTCTACTCTGCACAAACAGGATCTGCTGGTAACTTTACAGTTAATGGTAATTTATCTGTTACTGGAGCCCAGGTTAACACAGGAAACTTTTTAGCTGCTGGTGTTTTAGGTGCTTATACTGCATCATCATTTACAGGCGGTATTAGCAATGGCTCTGGTGCTGCAGGTACAGTTCTTAACGTCACAGCGGTAGCAAGTGGCACAATATTTATTGGTCAAAGAGTTACTGGCTCTGGTGTATCATCTGGCACGCTTGTCACTGGATTTGGAACAGGATCTGGTGGTGCTGGTACTTACACAGTCAACACATCTCAATTAGTAGGTGCTGGCACAACACTAACTGGTGCAGCAAGTGCAGTTGCAACAACACCAGCAACTGGGGATAACTCAGTTAATGTTGCTACAACTGCTTTTGTTCAATCAACTGTAGGCAATTTAGGAACTATGGCATCTCAAAATGCTAATGCTGTAGCAATCACAGGTGGTACATTATCTGGCGTTACAGTTGGAGGAGCAACCATTGGCACAAATGCTACAGGTGTAAAAACAGTTTCAACAAGCACTCCAACAGGAGGATCAGATGGAGATATCTGGTACCAAGTGGTCTAACCATGCCATTTTTATATGTAAAATCAGGTGGTGTTTGGAAAACAGTACAACGTTTATACGTTAAACAATCAGGCACATGGAAAGATGTAGTTGTAGGACTTGTTACGCAAAGCGGTATTGGAAAACAATTTTATCCAGACTCAGTAGGCCCTACAACCTATACAAGTCCAGGCACTTATTCATATACCGTACCTGCTGGTGTATTTTCTCTTGCTGTTGATTTAATAGGTGGCGGAGGTGGTGGATCAGGCGGTGCTTCTAAACCTGACGGTAATTCTAATTACCAATGGGCTGGTGGAGGTGGTGGCGGTGGTGGTGGTGGCCGTGTAACTTCAACCGTAGCCGTTACTCCTGGACAGGTTTTATCTGTAACTGTGGGCTCAGGTGGCGCTGGTAGTGGTGGCACTAGTGGTAGTAATTCTTCTAATGGTTCAGCTGGTACAGCTACAACAGGATTTTCTTTAACTGCTAATGGTGGCAATGGTGGCATAGGAGCTAGAGCATACTGCTGCGGTGGTGATCCAGGCCCTAGTTTTGGTGCAGGCGGCACAGGTGGTACAGGAGCTACGTCTAACGGAGGAACTGGAGGAAATGGTGCTAGAGGAGGTTCTGGACCAAGTGGCGGAGTTCATGTAAGCCCATCTCCTGCAGCAACAGGTACAGGTGCAGGCTCTGCTGGTACCGATGGTGGAGCAGGCGATTGCGCTGGTGGTGGTGGTGGTGGTTCAGGCATTGCATCATCTGGAGGTACTGGAGGTAATGCAGGAACTAGTTCAGGTGCTGCTGGAATCACAGGTGGTGGAGGTGGTGGTGGCGGAGCTGCTCAATCTGGAGCCACAGGAGGCGCAGGTGGTGCTGGTGGAAATGGATATATTAAAGTTACACCCATTAATGCTAATGTGGTTACTTTTTCATCAAGTTCAACATGGACCGCTCCGACAGGCGTTACATCAGTTAACTTAACTGTAGCTGGTGGTGGTGGTGGACAAGGTGGTAATTTTTTAAATACAAGTAGAACTACTTACAATGGCGCTGCTGGTACAGGCGGTCAAGTTGTAACAGGTACTGTTGCTGTAACTCCAGGTCAAACATATACAGTTACTGTAGGCTCTGGTGGCGGATTTGGGGCAAACAGTTTTTATACCGCTGCTGGGGGTAGTGGTGGTACAGGTTATGCAAGTGGTAGTGCAGGTACTGCAAGTGGTAATGGTTCTGGTGGTGGTGGTGGTGGTTCATCCGCATTCTTATTAGGTGGAACTGTATTGGCTGCTGCTGCTGGAGCTGCTGGTGGTGCTGGCTCTGTTGGTGGTAGTGGTGGGGCTGCGGGAGCTGGAGGTGGATCTAATGTTATTCCAGCTGGAGGATCTTCATCTACAGGATCAAATGGTGGAGCAGCATCAAGTATAACAGCATCTTATAGTGGTAGCTATAGTAATGGGTCAGGAACTGGTCAACTTGAGGCAATACGTACTACATTAATATCTACTTACCCATTTTTATATAATTCTATAGGCGGCAGTGTATTTTACGATGGTAGTCAATTTGTTTTCCAATTAACACTAGCAGCAGGTACTGGACTAGTTGCATCTAACCCAGAACGAGGTTCTAGAGTATACTCTGCATATTCAACTCAATATTCAGTACTAAATGCGGGTGGTTTTTTTGTTGGAAATACTGTGTCAGGTATTAACTTTGCAACGACAAATACACAAGGTAATGGCGGCCAATCATTTTGGTTCTTTACAGGATTTACTTATAATAGTGGAGGTAATGGATACGTAACTATTTCGTATTAAAATATTATGGATTATATATTATTTAAAGACGCTTTAACTCCTTCAGAGTGCCAAAGTTTTTTAGAGTTTGGTGAAAGCCAATACTCATCATTAAAAGAAGATCAGTTATATCCTAACAGAGGATATCCAGGCTTTACTTTGAAAAATTCAAAGCATGTGCTTGATAAGCTAGCTACATTTATTACTCAATCAGAATTTAATATTAATTACGACTATAGCTTTGGTACGGGTGTTAATTTTATTAATGCACAAGATGGTGAAAAAATAGAATTACATATAGACAGACCATTGTATGAAATGGATCAGAATTACAACATTAAACCAGAGTTTGAAAATAGAGTTTGTGCTGTTACAGTTTTAGCAGCTATTAGCGGTAATAACGTTATGTATATTGAAGAAACTGGCGTACTTATGTATCCAGGTGATGTGATCGTATTAAAAGGATTTACACCACATAAAATGAAAACTGTTATATCAGATACCTTTTATTTATTAAGTGCTTTTTATTGTAGTGATAACTAATATGAAAATTTTAATTGGCGTTTTAATTACGCTTTGTTTACTTGTTTGCGTACATCAAGCGCATGCAGATACAACAACTATTAATCAAAAAGGAATGCCAGTGCCTAGTGCTATGGCACCTAGTATGTCAGCTTTCTCACAAGATGTTTGTGCTGTTCCTATTAGTGCAGCGGGTAATTTAGGTTTTATCTCTCTATCAGGTGGTACTGTTTTACTAGATGAGAACTGCGTAAAGATTAAGTTAGCTAAAACATTAAATGACTTAGGTCTTAAAGTAGCTGCTGTGTCAGTCTTATGTCAAGATCCTAAAGTATGGGATGCTATGGAGATGAGCGGTAGCCCTTGCCCTATGGGCGGATCTGTAGGTGCTGCTGCTAAGAAAGCTTGGTATGAAACAAATCCTGAGAGGTTTAAAAAATTATATGGCCAGAATTACACTCTTCCTACTTCTTCTAATACTAAGGAATAATGCATATGCTTGGTCATGTTCTTTCGCAAATACAGCAGAAGGTTGGTATCTTGAAGGATCAATGCAGTGTAATGGTATTGACACTCAGATTGCATTGCAACAACATTATTGCACTTGGTATAGACCGAATGACCCTTATTGTAGCGTATATCAAGTTCCAGTTTGCACAGCTCAAATTGAGTATCAAACCTTATCTTGCCCAGTTAACCAATCAGGGGCTATTAATCAAAGTAGGTCTTATGACTGTACTGCACAAACTTGGACAGGTTGGACAACAACTTCTAACAACTGCACGCCAGATCCTCCAACGTGTATTGAATCTACTGAAACGAGGCAATTAACATGCTCAGCTGGCTTCGAAGGATCATCTCAAGAACAAAGGAATTCGATTTGCTCGGATCCATATGGTTCTCCAATTTGGACCGCATGGTTGGAAATATACAATACTTGCAAGATGACTACTACGAACATCAACAACCCAGCCAGCCCTATAAGCCCAATCAGTCCAATAAACCCGAACAGTGTTATCTCACAAAGCATATCAAATACTACGATGACGCAGGCTATAGACCCAGCTCAAGGAATGAACCTTGGAACGACTTCTTTACAGGAGAGTCTGACTACAAGCCCGTCCAGCACAACGACTACAGAAAAGTTACAAGTTTCAACATCAATAGAGCTAAAGCCCGCTCCACCAGAGGTAAAGGTAGAAACACCTAAGGGCAAGGAAATAGTGCCAGGATTTGGCTTAGTAATGAGTATGCAGTTATTAAATGCTGGATACAATATGCAACAACAACAAGTACAAGAATATATTAATTTAGAACAGGAAAATGAATATGGACGAATTCAAGAGTTTACTCTCTCACTTCTCTCCGAAACAAATGTTGGTGATCGGTTCGATTCTATTAACCGCAATCGGTGGGCCAATCTATTACGGAATAACCCTCTTCAACGACTTGCAGAGTACGATTGACGAAGTAAAGAAAATGAGTAATGTGGAAACACGCATTACTGTATTAGAAGATAGATCTAAATCTACTGAGCGTCAATTAGTAGATGTAATGATGTCTAATAATCGTGCTTTAGAAAAGGCTAATGAAGCTTATGGTAAAGCAATTGAAGCAAGCAGTGTAGCTAGATCGTCTCAAGACAAGATAACTGACACTGTAGCTAATGTAAAAGAAGATATGAAAGCCCTTAAAAAGGCCGTCACCAACCCACTAGGAAATTAAATATGCTATCCATCCTCTCCTCTATTCTCGGCTTCGCTACTGCGGGGCTACCAAACATTTTAGGTTTCTTTCAACAACGTGGCGATCAAAAGCATGAGCGTGAAATGGCTCAATTACAAAATGCTCAAGCATTACTTATGGCAGAGAAAGGCTTTGTAGCTCAAGAAAAAATAGCAGCTATAGAACTAGAAGGTACATATGCAGAAACGTACGCACAAGAACGTGTAGCTTTATATGACCACGATAAGAAATTAGTAGAAGGTGGTTCTCAAACAGTTAAGAATTGGAATGCTATGGTAAGACCTGTAGTAGCATTTATCTTTGTAGGTGAACTAGTGCTTATTAATTTTGTATCATTAGCGTGGGCTATGTATTCTGGTGTTGACTTTATCGTAGCTTCACAAGAAGTATTTTCAACAGATGAAATGGCTATCGTAGCATCAATTATTGGTTTCTACTTTGGTTCAAGAACTTGGGAAAAGAAATAAGTGAAGGTATCAGAACGTGCTATCAAACTTATTAAACATCACGAAGGTGTGCGTAATCGTCCCTACCGTTGCCCTGCAAACCTGTATACTGTGGGCGTTGGTCATCTTATCGGGGATGGCAAATCATTGCCTGAATCTTGGAACAGAACTTTTACGGAAGCTGAAATAGATGGAATTCTTAAATCAGATCTCAGACGCTTCGAGCTTGGAGTACATAAGATGCTACCTAACGTGCCTCTTAGACAACATGAATTTGACGCTATTATTAGTTTTTGCTTCAATTTGGGCCTTGGATGCTTTCAAAGATCAACACTCCGTCAAGCGTTGCTTCGTGGCGATAAAAAGGCGGCTATGGAATCGTTAGTGAAATACTGTCGTGCAGGTGGTAAAATACTACGAGGATTACAAATTCGTAGATTAGATGAAAAAGCACTCTTTGAAGGTAAATAATGCCATTACAAAAATTAACATATAGAGCTGGAGTTAACCGTGAAGGAACAGACTACTCAAACGAGGGTGGTTTCTATGACGGTGATAAAGTACGTTTCCGTTCAGGCCAAGCTGAAAAGATTGGTGGCTGGGTACAAGTAGACACAGATCAGTTTGAAGGTATTGCACGTTCATTATGGACATGGACTGGCGCTAATGGATTATCAAATTACTTATCTCTAGGTACAAGTAAAAAATACTACATATTCTTTGGTGGTATTTACTATGATATTAC